CGCTTGCCGAGGCTTGCGGGCCCTCCACCGGAGCGCCAGCGATTGAGCGCGTTCTCGAGGAACTTCGCTTCGCCCACTGGGTGATATGTATCCAGGCGCTCGTGGACGATGGCCGCGTAGGCACTGGCAGCGCCGCCGTACGAGAGTTCGACCACGCGATCGGCAGGCTTCGCGGTGACCAGTCCCGAGCTTCGAAGCGCCCCGGTGTCAACCGGCGTGTTCCGCTTCGAGTCGGTCATGATCAGTTCGGCCTCTGCCGTGAGCGCGGGCATCGTCTCGCCCGTGACCTTGCCCACGATGCGTTTGAGCGCATTGTTCAGGTCGCTGGTATCGAGGTTGAAGCGAATTTCGTCACTCATGTGTAGAGCACCTGGTGGTGGGCACCGCGTTCGTCGCCGTTCGCCTCCACCGAGAGGATGACCGGCTGGCTCCCATCGGGAAGCGTGACCCGGTCGTCCACGGTGACGAGTGGCGCGGACGCGAGGTAGATGCGGGTGGCCGCGACTCGCTCGGCATATGCCGGGTCTGTGCGAGTGCGCGCGTATACCTTCTTGTTGGTGCTCTCGATGCGGCACGCGAACGTGCCCTTCGGCCCGTACGTGGGCGCTCCGTAGAGGTCACGAGACTGGAGGTATTCCAGCCCCACTTCATCCACCATGAGCGCCGCGAGGTCCGCATCAAGAGCCATCAGTTGAACCTCTCGTATCGGTCGTAGTCGTAAACGTTCCCCGTGCCCTTGGTGAAGGCCGGTTTAACGCGATCGGTATCGGCGGCGCGGGCGTCCTTGTCCGTGTAGGTCAGGCCCCCGGCGTATGGAGTGGCGGTGAGAGCAGCGCGACGGCGCAGGGTGGCCGCGAGTTCGCGGAACTGTGCCGCGCGCTGGGAGGAACTGAGACGGAGGTTCCCTACCTGGCGGTCCACCTGGCGGGCGAACTTGGCCGCGAGCGCCTCACAGGCGGAGACGGCGGCAGCGGTGACCGTGCCGTACTCGGTCAAGAGATACGCGATCTCTTCATCCGAGAGCAGCTGATCCGTGGTGTCCGTGTCGCCAACGGCGAAGCGCACGGCAGCGGTATCGCTGGCAGTCGGGTCGCCGTCATAGGTCCACGTCCAGGTCATGGCTGGCGGTCCCCCGCTCGTGGATCGACCTTCAGGAAGACGAGCAGCACGCCAGCGGTCGCGAAGAACGCGCCGCCAGATGCCCGGATGGCGTCCGTGAAACCGGAGTCCCACGAGGCCGTGAAGAACGCGCCGCCAGCGGCGACACCTGCGATGAGGACGGTTTTTAGGACCGTATCTACGTTCACGCTGCGACAACCTCCCCGTCTTCGCTGATGGGCGTGTAGAGCACCACGAGCCGGATAGCGCCTGCGGTGATAGCCGCGGTGGCAACCGTCCCGATGATGTTCTGGTGGATCAGGATGTTCTGGAGCGCGGCTGGCAGAGCGATGCCGTTGGCGTCCGGGGCGTTCGAAACCCACAGTTCGTCGGCATCGATATCAGTGGCCGTGGTGGCCGCGATAAACAGCGTGGTCGCCCCGGTGACACCGAGGGCGAGAGTCCCGCCCCCAGCACTCGCGAGCAGGACCTCGCAGACCGCGAGGATGCGATCAATGCAGACCGCGCCCGTCACGGTGAACAGCGGCACGGCTCCAACCGCGCCCAGGTTGGCCGCGCCCGTGAACGTGATCAGCTTCTCCACGCGAAGCGAAGGGCTGACCACGTCGGCGTATCGGGTGAGCCCGACGGAGACTCGGGCGCGTGTCAGGTTGGCCATGGTTGCGCTCCTTAGCCGAGGACGACGTTCTTGACGCTGATGACGTTCCACACGAGGTTGATGGCGACGATTTCCATGCAGTCACCAATGGCCCCGCCGAAGGTCGCCACATCGCCCGCCGCCCCAGCGCCGTTAAACCCGGCGGTGTAGGTGACGGTGTGAGCGTTCGCGGTCTGAGCGGTGATCAGCATTCGGATGCCTTCATCGGCCGCGACCGGGCTCGCGAGGGTCATGGCATTAACGCCCGCCTTCGTGAGCTTGGCCGTGCCGTGAGCGATGGCGAGCGCGCCGTTGGCCGCGTAGGCGGTCACCGTCGGGCGCACGTCGCTGTTCTTGGTCGCCCCGGCGATAACAGCCTTACTGGCTGCCACCGTGCCCGCCGTCTGTCCGACGACAAGCCCGATCTCAGCCTCGGTGACCGTGGTACTGCCAAGGATCAGCCCCCGAAGACGAGTCCGCCCGCGGGAGATGGTTTCAGTTCCGCGCATCGGGGGCCTCCAGCGGGTTAAACAGGTATCGCGCGTTCACGAGGCGACGAACGAGCCGCGCATCGGAGGACGTGAACCTTTCCCCCGATGCGTAGCCCTTCCCGTAGGCCGTGAACGCGTGCCGCACCGTCAGGGTTTCCCCGTCGGATGCGGCTTCCTGGCTCGCGGCTTTCACCGCAGCAGCACTCATGCAACTGCCCCGTCAAAGAAGTACCCGAGGTCTGAACCCGTGATCTTGTTGTCCCAGGCCATCTCGGTCTCGATGCGGGTGCTCTTCTTGAGCGGCATTGGAATGCGGCTCGTAGAGACGGCAGACGGCGTGCCCTGGCTCTGCGGGCGCCAGAGGTAGGTGTAGCCGGCAGCCGGAGTGAGCAGCCCCGGAGAACTCGGCACGTAGCAGAGAAGCGCGTGCTTCCCGGCCACCAGCGAATAGGCCGCGGTCTCTCCCTCGATGTTGCTGGCGTAGGACGCCCGCGTCACAAGGACTCGATCCACTTCGAACAGCCGCGCGAGAAGCTGCGGGGTGATGACGTCGGAACTGGTGTACTTCACGCGGTCCACGATGTCCGGGTGGTTCTTGAGTTGGCGCATCACCTGGTAGGACAGGACGAGGGTGTTCGGGTCCATGCCGGTGTTGGTGAGGATCGTCTCTTTGGCGGTGTCGATGTCCGTGATCGGGTCCGAGGTGACATCGCTCCAGAGTGTGCCCGGCGTCGCGCTGGTGCCCCAGACGGCAGTGACGAAGAAGTCCGCCATCCATTTGCGTTCCATCGCGAGGAGCATCTTGTCCATGACGAAGCGGGCGCCGTCGGCTTCCGGGTTCAGCGGAGCGTCGGCGTTGTTGAGCAGTTGGTCCGAGACGTCGGTGTGATAGGCGTACACATCGGCGTAATAGGAATCGGTGGACAGCGCATAGCCGCCGCCTTCGGATTCGTCATTCGGGGCCCGTTTCTTGGCTTCATCCCGCATGAAGGCGTTTTTGTCGTAGATGAAGTACTTATCGCTCTGCTTGTCCACCGGGATGATCGGGAACACGTTCGGGGCGATGAAGTTGCGGGACTGCTGCATGTAGGCGACCGAGACCGAGGTCAGGATCGAATCGACGTGAGACTCAGAAGCAGTTGGCTGGGACATCGGTTATGCCCCCCTTCCGATGTTGATGCAGTTGATGAGCGCGCTGACGAGGCCGCCGGCGGCGGTGTTCTCATCAACCACGCGACCAACGACGTACTCGGTGGTATCCGTGCCCGGCGTCTTGGCATCGGCCTGGCCGTCGCCACTCGTGCCGATGAGCGCATCGATCGCGAGGTCCGCGTCGGCGGAGACTTTCGACAGGCCCACGACCATCACTTCGGCAATCTGGCCGGAGGTTGGCTTGTTCTGCAGCACGCCGATCGGCTTATCCGTGGCACCGTCGCAGACGACGACGCCCCGGCCGGTGCCGGAGAGCTTCACGAAATAGAACTGCTTGGCGGAAAGGTCAGCCCCCGCCTCGAAGCTCATCAGGAAAAGCGGCTTTTCAGTAGCCATTAGAGGCGGCCCCCTTCGTCACGGAATCGACGGCCCAGCGCGGGATTCGCGAGGGCCACTTCGGAAAGCGCGACTTCTTTGGTCGCGTCAGGGTGGGCCTCGGTGAACTCCCGGATCTTCTCTGCCATCTCGCCGGCGGCAGACGTGCTGCCCGGCTTCGAGTGGCCGATCTCGCGGAACAGCCCGGCCTCGTTGAGGCTCTTGGCGTGCGAGCGGTTTTGCTCCACGTAGAACTTGAGTTCGTCGCTGTCCTCCCCGAACGCCTTTGCGAGCGCTTCGAGGTGGGCGACGTGCTTGTCAGTCTCGCCAAACCAGCGGATATCGGAGTCCTCGCTCTTGCCCATCACCTCGGAGGTGAAGGCGCGGCGGCGGGTGTCGGCCTGGAGCTTGGCGACGGATTCGGCGAGCGTCTTGCTTTCCTTTTCCGATGCCTCACGAGCGGCCCGTTCCTCAGCGAGTTGGCGCTGAAGTTCGGCGAACTGGATGGGCTCCGAGGCGGTGTTGCTCTCGGGGTTGTCGGACATGGTTCCCTCCTCGGGTGTGTTGGGTGGCGTTTCCGAAGCGGCGAGGGGCCGCAGAACGGACTCTTTGAAGAACGGGCGAGTGCAGATGGCCCCGCCGATGACGACGTCCGTGTACTTCTCGCCGAGCGGGGATTCCCACTCGTCGTAGAACTCGGCGCTCACGTACTTGAAGCGGTTCTGCGCCAGTAGCTCGCGGCCCCGGTCGGTCCACTCCACGGCGGCATCGACAGAGCCGTTTGCGTTCTGACGGAGCTTCGTGATCCAGCCCACCGCGCCTGAGAGCTTCGTCTCGTGTTCGGCGTCGAGGGGGACTTTCTCCTGGTAGATGCCCGCGTTGAACTGCTCCACGAAGTGGGCGAGCCGGTCGCGAGAGAACGCCATCGAGCCATAGCGCGGATGGCTGTACGTGCCCGGGATGGGCAGGTAGGGAATCCATGGAGGCGCTTCCGCAAACTGGATCGGCATGAAGATGCGGCCACTGTCGCCCGGCCCTTCGCCGAACGTGGCAGGCATCGCCATAAACGCGCGCCCGAGTTCCACATCCGCCGTGAAACGGCCAGCGTTGATGGTGAGCGACTGGATATTGAGCGGCAGATTCGGGACCGACTCGACCGGCAGCGGCGAACCCGGAGCGACGTAGGCCAGCGTGATATGCGCGGTGTAGCCGTGGCTCGGCTCCGGGAAGCCTGCCCGGGTGAAGACGCCCGCGAGGTCCGCGTTGAGCATCGACAGGCCCGGCACATCGACCCCGGCGTAGATGACATCGAGATCGCCTTCATCTTCGCTCGTAGCCTGGAAGCGGCCAACCCCGGAGATGACACCAGCCATCGGGCGGGAATACTCAATGCATTGCCGCGCGTTCTCGATGGCCTGCATGATTTCGAGGTCGCCGAGTTCATCGAGCTTGCCGCCGTAACAGACGGTCACGTGCAGCTCGGCAGCTTCGACCGCACCATCGGTTTCGAGGGCGAGCGCATCGGCAGTGGGAGCGTCGAGAAACCAGCCAACGAAGAGCCCGGAGTACGGGCCATCGGAGGCGAAGAGTTCGCCCATTGCCAGCGGCTCCGGCTTGCGGAAGATGCGAGGTAGGCGCATTTTGGTGTCCCCCTTGGACGCGAAAAAAGGCGGCCCTCGTTGGAAGGCCGCCTGTACTAACCCCGGCGTGGGGCTTGGGTGCGATGGATGTCTACCCCTCTGACGCAAATCAGCGTATGCGCTGGCACGCAGAGAACGTCACGTCAAGGGCGGTACTACCACGACGTTCGCGGAGTTGAGGGCGGCGGAGGAGGCGGCGTCGGCTTCGGCTGTTGCTCGGCAGCCGGCGAAGATGACTCGGTGCGGAACAGCACCCGGCCCGGCTTCCCGTCTCGCCCGATGTTCACGATGAGCGACACGGAGGTCAGGCCCTCTGCCGATTCGAGCATCTCGTTGCGGCGGTTCATCTCGCTCCATACCGCGTAGAGGATGGCTTTTGCCTGACCCTTCACAGTCGCACCGCCATAGCCCACGCGAGCGGCGGGGCAGCCACGAGTACGGAGCCAACGGCAAACCAGAACGCCCAATCCCAGCGGCTCATACTCATGCCCTCCCTATCGCAGCGGCGCAACGGCACGAGGCATGTGCGGGTGGCATCCTCATCGCGCCAGCGGGCGTCTCGAAGTCGCCCGTAACAAGCGCCTCAACGCCGTCCATTGGGCGGCAAATCTTCACGCACAGCCGGTCGTCCGGCGTCACGATCCACACCTTCGTCGCGTTCGCGGGCAACAGCCCCTCCCGCTGGTACTGCTCCCACACCGCCAGTTGCCCGAAATTCGCAGCCCTCAGCGTCTCGGTTCTGGCGATGTTCGTCGCGCGGTAGAGGAGCGCCCGCTTGCTCGCGGCAGCCGACGCCTTGGCAGCGATGGCTTCCGCCTGCCCGATGGTCTTCCCGGCATCGATGGCCGCCTGGTACGCGGTGTTCTGGATGTTGAGCACGGATATCGACTGGCGCGGAGTGAGCCCGATGGCGTCGGCGATGGCCTTCGCCTGGAGCCGCACGGGAGTGCCTTCGCGCTGCCCCCGGATCAGGATGTCCCGCACCGTCTCCCTCACAGACGCCTCGAGCGAATCCAGCAGCAGCCCGGAGTAGCGTTGCAGGAACAGCACGGCCTCTTCGTTGATGGTCGCGAAGGCGTCGGCGAACTTGAGTGATGGCGCGAGCCGCTTCGCCTCTGCGTTCATCGACTTTAGGAACACGGACGATAGCCGCTCGCGCAGTTCCTCCAGGTTCTCATCATGGCGCAGGGAGAGCCGGTCCATGTACGAGCGCACGCCGTAGCCGCCCGCCACCAGCGCCTCGATATCGGCGAGCGGTAGCCCTTCGCGGTAGCGGGTGAGGATGCTGAGCATGGAGCGCCGGAAGGCGGGAAACGCGCGGTCCGCGATGGCGTTGTAGTCGTCAGGCAACGAACTCTCTCCACTCGGGATAGTGGGCGTCCATGAACGCTTCTACCCCCTCAACTGGTCCTTCCCAGAGAGGCACTTCGCCGTCAGGAAGTCGGGCGGTGATTGTCGCCTTCGCGTCTGCCGGGGTTACCTGCCTGAGTGGCTCCCATCCGAGGTGGAGTTCGAGAATCTCAGGAGTCGTCTCGATCGTGATGCAGATGGTTGACAGCGGGTATTTCGCGGCGTTCATTCGTCATCCGCCCAGCAGAGCCAGCCGAGCGGCCCCGCAGCCATGAGCGTCTTGGTCTCGAAGTAGTGTTTCGGCCACTTCTCCGCGCGCATCTCATCCCAGAACGCGGCGTAGAACTCGTTGTGACGAACCGCGATCGCCATGACGTCCGCCAGTTCCTTGGCGGTAGCGAGCGCGAGACTCCCGCCGTGGACGATGTTGTCGAACGCCGCAACCTCCATGGCCGTGGCGCGCTCGCGCGGGGTCAGTTGCCGAATCAGCTCAACCTTCACGCCTCTACCTCCATGCTGTGCTTTCGCAGCCCCATGTACCGCTCCCGGGTCCGTTCGGTGCGCGCCGCCTCGTGCGCTTCCCGCGACGGCTTCGCCTCGACCGTGCCGCAGACGAGGCACCATTGTTCGGTGTAGTTCGTCAGGGTCCGACGCTGGCACCGTGGGCAGGTCATCCCTCGTGCGCGACCGCGCGCGCCATCGCCTCAGCCGAGTCCCGGTAGTAACGAACGACGTGCCATTTATCGTTCTCAAACACCCAGAACGACGTTGGTTGCTGACGCCCTTCGTGATAGAGCACGCGAACGTACCGGCCATCGTGCAAGAGAACGCCTGTCTCAAGCGCCGTCTTCATCCTGATTCCCCTCTTCGCCCGGCGTTTCCCCTGGAGCCACGACCACAACCGGCGCGGGCGGCTCCGGCTCTTCTTCCGGTATCTCGACCATCTCGTCTTCGTCCATCGGCGGAAGGTTCCCTTGCTCGCGCATGAAGCCCTCAAGGCTCGGCCCCGGCGTCAGAACGCCCTTGCCGACCATCTCGCCGACGAACGCGGCAAGCTCTTCCAGGTTCGTCTCCACGTCGCCGTGGACGAGCTTCGGCATGTTGTCCGTGCGCATCCCGTTCAGGCGCAACAGCCGCGGGATGGCGTGGCTGTTTACCACGCCGCAGATCATGTCGGCGAAGCTGCCGAGCGCGTATCCGAAAATGTCCGTCTTGCTCGACGCCAGCGCGAAGCTACCCACGCCCTCATGCCCAAGCCGGATGAAATCCGCCAGGACGGTCGTGGCGATGGCGGTGTCGTATCGGTCGATAATCGCGTTCGTGTCGAACTGGCGGGTTCCGCCCGTGGACACGAGCCGGAAGGTGAACAGCGGGTTTCCGTGTTCATCGTAGGCGAGTGGGATAACCAGCCCCGCCTCATCGTCGTTGCGAACGTTCGTGGCGATAGTTTTACAGAGGTCCACGATGGCCGTTTGTTCCGGGGTTGCGCTGGCGCTCATGTACTCAGCCGGCACGCCAAACTCGGGCAGTCCCGCGAGGTCGCGCTCGATACCGATGGCCTCGATTCGCTGGATATTGCTCTTGATATACCAGGCGTCGTACGCGTTTCGCAGCACCGAGCGCCCCTCGGGGTTCCCCTTCGCGGCCGTCGTGCGGAATAGCAACATGCGCTCGATCGGAATCATCGGGGGAGGCGGCCCACTCGGGTTCATCTGATGCATCCCCTGCACGCCGCCCGAATCGTCAAACGCCCATCGGTCCAGTGTGTCCTGCGACCGGAGCGACCATTTCCGCCAGCCAATGCGGCCATCGTTGTAAGCGGACTGACCGTCTGCCGCATCACGCCCGCGCCGGAGCTTATAGACGACCTCCATGGGCGCGAACCCGTAGGGCAGGAACGTCAGAATCTCACTGAGCGTCATCTGCCAGTCGGACGACATATCGAACAGGCACTCTTCGACGAACGCGGCGGCCTCTTCGTCCTTGGGCGTCGGGTCCTCGCCGGGGTCGATTCGCCAGTCCATTTGCGCGGTCAGCTTCTCGATCGCGAACAGGATGCCGCCGATTGTGTAGTCGCTATCGATCATCTCGCGGATGACGCGGCGACCCTTCGGCCCCTTGAGCGCGCGCAACCACTCGTCATCAACCTGCCCGGCATTGACGCGGAGCCCGGAGATTCCGATCGGACTGTAGAGACTTGCCATCGCCCGCTATGGTGCGGGAGGCGATGGCGGGAACGTCACCGGGTGGGCGGTACTACGCCAGCGCCGCCTGAGCGAACAGATAATCCGGGTCCTCGACCTTGCTGTAGTGCTGCCGTGCGAGCCCGACCGTGAACCAGTACCAGCCAATCGGCATTACGTCGTAACTGCGAAGTGGTCGGCCAATCCTTCGTCGTCCTCTCCCCACGGACTGAAGATCACGAACGCCATCTGCTTACGCCTCCAATGCCCACCGGCAACGCTACCGGCAGGCTCGCCTTCGTCTCCGCGAACGCCAACATTATAGCCTCCGCGCGGTCTGGTGAGGTCACTCCGCGCTTCCGCGCTTCGTCTTTCCCCTCGATTGCGATGAGCCCTCGGCTCGTGTGCTCGTAGCGAATCCCCGCGAGCTGCGAGATAGCCAGTTCGTCGACCAACCCGCCGACCTCCCCGGCTTCGAACGTCTCCCGCAGCGACCAGTACACCTCCGCTTTCAGGTTCGCGAACTTGTTACTGTTACGCGCGCGAGAGCCAACATTCACGTCCGAAACTTTCCCCTTATAGGAATCCTCGATGTGGCGGGCGAAGTTCCAGCCGATGCCGATGCTGTCAACATTGATGCGCTCGAGGTCCTTCCCGAACGGTGCTAGCGCGGCCATGACTTCGCCGCGAGGGTCAGCGCTCGCCCACGCCTGCAGGAGCACGATATTGCCTCCCTGGCGCACGCAGAGCACGGTCTCGTCTTCGCCCGGCCCGGCAACGTCGATGCCAGCGCGATACTTCGTGGTGCTACTCGGATCGAGTGTTGCCCGTGCCGCCTCCAGCTTCGAGATCCCGATAAGCGCGTCTTCCGCCTGGTCGGGGAACTGGCCGAGGACGCGAGCCTGGACGAACGCGGAGTTGAGCCCGTACTTGAGCACGCTGTCCCGCACGAATCGCCTCGAGGTCAGGTTCGGGTTCACGGTCACGCCGAGCTCGTCGTCATCCATCTCCATGACGGATTCGAGCGTGCAGCCGTCGAGGTTCGGGGTGTCGAAGGCGGAGATCGTGATGCGCTCCCAGCCCGGTTCCTGCTTCCCCCAGATGTTGTAGAAGTTGCCGCTCGGGATGACCGGGTTGCCGAGCGCGAGGATGCGCACGTCGCCGCCGGCCGCTGCCCCTTCGATGGCGTCCCAGATCTCGGGGAGCACGCCGGGCGCTTCGTCGAGGACGAACAGGATGCGGCCGTGGAAGCCCTGGAAGCGGACGCCCTGGTTGGTCGCGCGCCCTACCGCCCAGCGCTCCGGCTGCCCCGGGAATGCCCATCGGGTCTCGTGTGGAGCAGGGTAGTCCATCCCACGTTCGTTGGCGTCCTGGACGCAGCCATGCAGTTCCTTCCACAGCAGTTCGCGGACCTGCGGGTAGGTGGGCGCGGTGGAGATGCTCTTGGCGTCGCGGTAGCGCGTCTGGAACCAGACCATCGCCGCGGCGGCCGTCCACGTCTTCCCGGAGCTATGGCACGCCTTGACCGCGACGCGCGCGTTCGGCTTGTTCAGGCCGGTGAGGATGCGTTGCTGGATGGCCCACGGGTAGCGTCCGAGGAAGTGGCGCACGAAGCGCGAAGGGTCAGCGACCGTCTCGCGCACCTTCGCCCGCTGGTTAGGGGTTAGGGTTGGCATCGGCAAAACTAACGAGAGATACGGGGAATTCAGGCCCGCCGTCGATGCTCACCATCATGATGGGCGCGTGTCGCCGGTGGATCGCCTCAATCCAGTCCCGGATCTCGGCATGTTCCGCCAGCGTCGCCGTGAACGAGCCTCCCCACCGCATCGGCTCGCCTGGAAATGTGCGGGCGTGCTCTGGGTTCGGTCCGTGCTGCACGGTCTGTTCTCCATCGTACGCGCTGCTCGAAATCTCGACGCCGCATGTACAGCCACAAACGAGAGGCAGGCTCATTCCTCTTCCTCGCCTTCCATAATGTCGTCGAGCACGGCCACGCCAATCGGCCCGCCATCGGCCCCGGTGTGCTCGCGTCGTTCCGTGCTCTTCCACCGCTCGGGATGTCGGCGAGCGAGCAGATCGCGGGCAGCCCGCCAGTCGGTGATAGCGTGCTTGGCCCACCGCTTGACGAGCGTTTCCTCGGCTTCGGTCTGTGCGCGTGTTACAGACTCGCGAAACTCTCTGTAGTGCTCCCATTCAGGGATGTTCTCTTCGCCCTTGTCCTCTCCCTTTTCCATCCATCGATAGAACGTCGGCTCGGCAATTCCAGCAGCCTGGGCGGCGACGTTGGCGTAGTTGCCAGCCCGGAGCGAAGCCACGATGCGGCGCTGTACTTCCGGGGTCAGCTTCGACTCGCGAGCCATCCTACGAATCCCTCCACAGCCCGAGTTGCATGTCGCTCGCCAGCGGGAGGCAGCGGCTCGCCTCGACGATCGCCCGGCGGGAGACGCGAAGCTCGGCAGCGATCTGTTCGTAGGTCTTCCCGGCAGAGCGGCGGTTCATAATCTCAGTGTACAGATCGAGGCGGGCGCGCTTCGTGTCCTCGGTTCTGGTATCGCCGCCAGTGGTGGCCGGGGTGTCGTACTTGCAGACTTCGAGCGGGCACGCAGTGCACTTCGGGCTGATCTCGCAGCCGTCATCCTGCCAGTGCTTGTAGTTCTGTCCGAGTTCGTAACCGGCCATCGCTGGCATGGGTACCTCCCTAGTTGGTCTCGATCGGCACGACTGGCCCGCCGTCTGCACACCATTTCGCGACCAGTTCGAGCATCACGTCCGCGTGACACGGCTCCGAGGCGGCGCACCAGCACGCGAGGTTCTTCCCGACCAGCTTCTCCCAGCCGGGAATGCGCGTGGCGGGGTCGCTGGCGTGCATGGCCCGGTACAGTTCGACGGCATGAGCGTTGTCGCGGACGCCGCCCTTGAGGTCGTTGAACTCCTGCCCGACGCGGTAGGGGTTGCCCCAGAACTTCGTCGAGCGGTCAACCTTGACGGTGTTCGGTGGCAACCTCCAGCCCTTCCGGCGCGAGAGTTGGACGCGGACGGGAGTCATACGAATCCTCCCCGAACCGCTTCGGCGATCCACAGTGCGTCGGCGTGATTGTCGTCTTCCACAGGAGCCCACCGTGCGCAGGCCGCGGCAACCATCTTGTCTTTCTTGGCGGCTCCACTTCCGGTCGCGATCTTCTTGACCGTCGAGAACGCGATGCCGGTGTAGGGCGTCTGGCGCTCTTCGCAGATGCGTTGAAGGTGGGCGATGATGCCCAGCCCGATGTGGGCGCTCCCGGCGAACCGGTTGGCCTGCTGTTCGTAGCCGACGATGGCAGCCGGGTAGGCGTCCAGGAGTTCGGTGAAGAGTCGCTGGAACCGGACGTAGCACATGCCAGCGCCATCACCCGAACGGCGCTCCAACCGCCATGTTCCGCCCGCAAGCGCGAGCCCCTTGGCGTCCAGGACGGCCCAGCCGCATTTCGTCGCGGGGTCGATGCCGATGATGATCTCCTTCTCGATGTACACCGAGAGGTCCAGTGCCTCGTCCAACGCGTCCTCCAGGCTGTTCCGCCCATCGAACGGGAGTAGCGCCTTCCCGTACTTCGCCAGCCCGAAGACGGCCCGCGCGCGCAGACGAGCGATCAGGCGTTCGGTCGCGTCATCTTCCGGGCGGGTCGTGGCTTCGAGGATGGCCAACTCCCGGATCTCGCGGGTGCGGTCGTCTCGGTCGAAGTGCTGGTCTACACGGTGGCACTCCCGGCAGCCGTGCCGCAGCGCAACACCGTGGTCGCAGCGGTCATCGAGGTTCATCGGTCTATCCACCCATAGCGGTGCTGCCCTACGACGTAACACTTCATCCAATTGCGGCAACGCCGGCAGCGCGTGTAATTGCTCGGGGAGTAACCGTTGTGGATCTCGGGGATGGGCACGTCAGGATGCCCAAACAGTCGGCACACGATGCGCCGCCATCCCCCGTACTGGTTCTTCGGACTGTGATATGTCGCCCATCCGGGATTGTTTGCGTGCTCGTTCAGATCGAAATCTGTCTCTCTCATCGGATCTTCCAGTCTCGGGGCAGGTAGTAGCCCGCGCGTGTGCCGTTCGGGGCGGCGAGGATGATGTCCCGCCCGAACTTCGTGCGAATGGTCTGGATGGTGCTTTGGACGGTCACCTGCCCCGAACTCGTAGGCTTGAAACCGATGGCATCGGCGAGGATCGTCCAGTGGACGGGGCAGCCGGGAGTGCGGGCGAGTTCGCGCACGAGACGGGCCTGGCGCGGTGTGAGGCTCATGGCGTGGGCTCAATTCGTCGAAAGCCAAGCTCTGGGTGGTCCTCGCTATTAACTCCGTACGGAAGGCTTCTTGATAGACGGCCTTCCATCGACGAGTTTGAGAATCCGTAATTCTCGACGAATCTGGCGCGCGGGAGGTGATAACACGACATCCCCCAACCTGCGCGGTGCGAGCGCATCTGTCGTATTTCCACGTCCGCCAAATACAGTGCGAGCGGGATCATGAGGTCGGCTCGGGGTTGAGGGCGAGCCGGAGTAGGGATTGCGTTTCGCGGCTCCAGCTATCTGGCTCAGAGTCGGCAAACAGGACGGCCAACGCCTGCTCACCAGCAATCCGCAGCCGCTCATTGTCGGCACGCAGGTGGTCGATTTCGTCTGCTCCGTCCTTGAGCGCGGCCGCCCACGGGTCAAGTGTCCGAAACGGATGATTCCTTGCCAGCCTCCTCATTCGCTCTGTCAGCCGCTCCTCGGTCATCGGCTCGCTCACGCTGCCACCTTCTTCGCGCGGGAGATCCGCATGGCCTCGTAGCAGGCGGTGAGGCCCGAGAACATCGGCTCCGCCGGCACAACCGGCAGGCCAGAGTTCCAGCGCGCGTGCTCGGGGAGATGGTGATAGCCGATCACGACGGGCGAAGCTGGGCAGGCAAGCGGGCTCGATGAGCCTCGCTGGCCGCACTTGGGGCAATGCGTCGGGCCGGGGAAGGTGGCGGTCATGACGCCATCCTGTAGCCGACACCGCGAACCGTTTCGATGCGCGCTGCGCCAACCTTGCGGCGAAGATTCGAGATGTGCGCCCTGAGCAGGGTCTCATCCGCGGATGGGATGTAGTTACGGCCGTACACGAGCACGCAAATCTCGTCCGCTGTCACGGTCTGCGGAGCGCAGTTTTCGAGTGTCGTGAGGATTTGGGCCTCGGTCTTCGTAAGGCCCCCCGGCGAAGCCGGTTCGATCGGTAGCGCGAGCGCCGCAATGAATTTGCGTGACATGGCCTGAGCATGGGGGCGGCAGTAGCCGATTCCCTCGACAACAATCGTCGCAGTCCGGTAGCACGTATGGCTGGTCAGCGGCGTGGTCACCAGCGTCTGGCAGTTGGTAGTCATTCGAGTCTCCTAAGCCTGGAAATGGGTTATGCGAGTCTTCGGTCGGCACCCTCGAACAGAGCGATCATTCCGGATGCGAGCCTTGACTTCAGGCGAGGCGGCAGGTCTGCCACCGTCAGGTTCGTCGTCACGATCAGCGGTCGCCGGTCGCGGTAGCGTTCATCGATGAGGTCGAACAGTCGCTCCTCGGCCCACTCAGTGCTCTTGTGCGCGCCAAAGTCATCCAGCACCAGCAAGTGCAGGCGGCGCATTTCGGCCTTGATCGACTCCAGCGTCTCCGTGGCCCGAGCGTCGTCGAAGGTTCCGCGAAATCGCTCAAGCAATTCGACCACTGGCCAGAACCGAGCGCCGACACCGTGCTCTTCGTGGAAGCGCCGCATGATGCCGATGGCAAGATGCGTCTTTCCAGTCCCACTGCTTCCTGTCAGAAGCAGGATCGGAAGAGGCGGGGGCCACGACGAAACGAACAACTCGACCACCCCCCGTGGTTCTCCGCCCGCTGGTTCCCAGCCCTCGATGCGGACTTCGGCATAGCGCAGCGGGATGCGTGAACGCTGCACGAATTCGGGCTCACTGTCCGGCGTCGCGGTCGCCACCGAAGGGCAGACATCGCACGGGTAAAACAGCTCGCTGTTGCGGTCGGAAGGGTCCGCCAACCCGGACACGATCAGCATCGCGCCGCACCGCTGGCACTCGCCGTAACCGCGATTCGAGCGATCCCACGAGTCTTGCATCGCTGCGATTCGAGCCTGGGCGCGCTTGACGCACTCGGGACACGGAACCGTGAACCCGCCCCGATCGAGCGGGATGCGCCCAACGTCGCGACCTTTCGCACGGCACCGAGAGCAGCGCGGAGCGTCATCATGCGAGTCCTGCTCGCCGGTTTGCGGCGTCAAGAATTCGCTGATTTTCCTCGCGGACAGCGGGGCTGAGGGGGCGTCCGTCCATGTCCGTGACGCCGTATTCCCACTCGCCGGAACGTCGGTTTCCATTCGGTTTGCTCCTCTCGGGAGGCCCTGAATCGCCGTAGCCGTCGAGAATCGTCCAGGCGTACTGCAAACTCGGTTTGCCCGCCGTTCGTGCGGCTTCGAGCGCGGTGCAGACCCACTCGGGTTTGTTGCTCTCGCATCGCTCGGAGACGACCTCGTGTTCGAGGCGGCGGAGCGTTCGCCCTAGCAGCGACTCGGCAAGCTGAAACGCTCTCGGAATCGGCTGGCCCGCCATGGGTGGCTTGGCATCGCAAGATGCCAGCTCCTGTTGTTCTTTTCCTGCGCCTGTTCCTGCTACTTTTTCCTTTGGATCATGCGGATCAGTAGTAGTAGGGGGCGGGTTGGCATCATGCGAAATGTCTGTTTTGGCATCATGCGAAACCGGCGTTTCCGGTTGCTGCCAGCGCTTCCTGGCATTCTCCCTGGCGGCGTCGCGCTTGGCCTTTGAGATGTTGTATTGGGCGTAGTCGTGGACATGCCAGCCGTCGCCGTCCACGTCCCAGAGGGCAGCGGTGACGAGTTGGGCGGCGAGCTTGGCGTTCCCATCCAGAACCCGGAGGGTGCCTTTGGATATGGCCCCTCCGGTGTTCAGTGCGGATGAGAAGCTGATGGAGCGCACGTAGAGGCGCAGGGCGAGCGCAGGCAGGTCCACGATCTTGGGGTTGCACCAAAAGCTGTCGTCGAGCTGCGCGTATCCCATCGGTCAGGCGTCCCCGTCGTTGCTGGCGAGCCCCATCGCGCGGGTGCGGTCCTGGAGCGCGGCGTACTCGGCGTCCGTCATCTCGATCTCGCCGGTGTCCGGGATGATCTCGCGTGCGTTCGGGTAGCAGTCTTGGCACGGCTGCCCGAGCGGCACTGCGTGGATGCACCTGCGAACCTCGATCACGCTGGCACCTCCGCGTATTCGGCTTCGGCGAACATCTCGGGCTCAGTGGCGGGCTCGGGCTCTCCCCCAACCGAGGGAGGAGTGACCACGAAGCGCGATGGCCGCTTCTCCGGGCTGCCCGCCGCGCGCCAGTC